ATCCTACAGATACTTGATTAGGCTGGAATGCCATAGCAGGGTGCACATCAGCTGAGGTCATAGAAAAGTCTTCGTTCAACATATTCTTAGCAGTATCATTTAAAAATGCTGCCATTGGATTATTAGAAGTAAACTTTATTTGAGGCCTACTAGCCTGGGTATTTAATGTACCAGGTATTTTAGCCTTAACCTGTTCTTGAAGTGCTTTTTTAGCGTCTTTTACTACAGGGGCTTGGCCTTCCTTCAATAGTTTAGGTAGTTCCTCTTTCAGGACAGCTCTTAATTCCTCACGGATTAGCTTTCTTAGTGCATCAATTTGTGCCATATCTTATAAATATTTTGTCTTGTTATTTTATCCTTGTCTTAGCTCTTGGATTCTTTTTTCTGCATCTTTTATTTTTTTAGTCCTATCTCTAATGATAGCTAGGCCAACAAAGCCTTGAGTGGCGGCTAAAGCAATTTCTTTTTTCCAGTCAGATATCTTACTTTCAAGATTTTGTATTTCTAGCTTATTTCTTTCTGATTGTTGTTGTTTCAATATCCCAGAAGAGAATCTCCCACCTGGATCTGTACCTTTCAAATCTGTTGATAATTTAGCAGAGTTAGCCAGCATTTTTTTCCTGATTCTTCTTCTTAGTGCTTTTCCTCCAGGCAGATTATCAACAAAACTACCAATACCTAATTCATCATCTTGATTAGATAATGATCCTATATCTGTTGCACTTATTTGGATGTTATCTATATCTAAAGAATCTTCTCCTAATATTTTAGCAGCGTCTAAAATAGTTACTTGATCCTCTACAGAAAGACCAGAGCTTTCAGCCGTAACTAAACCTCTAGATACTAGAAGAACTTTAACTTCATTAATAATAATTAGATCTAGTGAAGCAAACGTAGGAGTTGATTGAGCAACTATATATCCATTTGTGTCTCTTGCTATACCGTATCTTCTTCTTAAATTAATACCTTCATCAACTACTTGTTCTGTTACAATTTGAATAAGATATTTACCAAATCTAGTAGTACCATCTTCTTGTTTATCATTATAAGTATCTAAAAACTTCTGTAACCTGTTTGCTGTAACAGATAGATTATTTATTGTATTTTTTAACTCTTCTTTTAATCCATCTTCTACATTAATACAAGATTGTAAATTTAAGTATATTATTTTTAATCTAGCAACAATATTTCTTATTCCAGCTAATAAGCTAGAAACTACTATTGCCATTAAATTTACTATAAAAGAAATTTGTTGAAGCCTCTTTATTAATTTTTTTTCACCCCTCTCTTTTATATTTTCCTGATATCTACTTGACAAAGTAGTAGTAACACCAGCAGTAGTGCTTATATTTGGAACTGGAAGGGCCAGTAGGAATGCGGCTATAACATTATATATTCTTATTATAATAATGCATAATTTAATTATAAATTGAAGTGTTGTTATATACCCTAATAACTTTTGACCAATTGAATTAATATCATTCGCAGTCTTCATTATACCTTTTAGTAATCTAACAGCTTGTACTGGGTTAATAACTAATCTAGATAATTCTGTAAGAGATTTTTGAATATTAGCATTTAAAGAACTATCTATAAAAGCAATTGCATTTTTTGGATTATTTAATCCTTGTATAATAATGCAATATTGTCTAACTCCATCAATAAATTTTATTATTTTTTGTACATCTTCAGAAGATATCTGTCTAGGATCTGTGTATTTATTTAGAAAACCTAATGAATTTTGTAAAAAGTTTGTAGCAGATGAAACTTGTGGGAAGTTTTCCTTTATAGCTGGGTCATTTAAACCATCTGTTGGATTTAAAATAGTACTAGATAAAGATTCATTAATACTTTGAATCAATAAAAATAACTGTACCTTACTTTCAGGGTTATTATTATCTAAATATTCACCATAATATTGATCTATTATTTTTTGAGTATCATAAGCCTTTTTTTGTAAAAAGTATTTTTTTCTTTCCAACCCTGTTAACTCTTCTGGATTCTTGGTTGGGTCAAAAGACTTTGCATCAGGAAGTTGATTTAAGGAATAGTTAAATATGTCACAAAAATTTACAGATGCTAAATCAGTTAATAAATTAACTAGCCCTCTATTTAATAGTCTTTTTATTATATTTTCTGAAGGCTTACCAAGTTTACCATAATAAATTTGATTTATCTTTCCTTGGACTTTCATTATAAACCTAGCAATTACACCTAAAGCTTTTTCTAATCCTTTAGCTGAAGTTGTATTAATATTTAGTTTATTATTACCAAAATTAACCCAACTTTGATCAAATTTTTTTTGTTTCTCAGCTTCTCGCTTAGCATCAGATTTACTTACTTCTTCTTTGATTTTATCACCTTCCTCTTGAGAAATATCAGTAGGTCCTATAAACTCATCAAGATTAATATTTATAATATCATCTGGCATTATCTAGTAAATGTATTTTTAGATAGAATTTTAGATAGATCTGGGTTTCCACTACCAGTTCCTGTTAATAATAATTCAGCTACAGTATGTAGTGCACTTCCAGCTGAAGCTATTTGTTGCATAGAAGATCCTATAGCAGTTTCAGATACATTAGTTAATAAACATGCAACCGCTTGTAAACCTTGGGCTAAAGCAGCTAATTGTTGATTAAGATCATTACCTAATACTATAGGCTGGCCTAAATCTTTTGCTTTATTTCCTAGCTCAATAACAGGGGCGGCTAATATTATTTTATTACTAGCATCTAAATTAATTGTGTTTGTAGACGATAATCCTACGGCTTGCTTTCCAAATAAAAAGATAGCATCAGTCTTTGAATGGATAGTGACTCTATCACTAGTCAAGATGAGTTGATTGCCTTGATATGGAAAAGATGGTTTAAACATTATCCTATGCTTGCTTGGTCTTGAACATTCGGTGCAACTACTTCATTAGAAATTGGTGGTTTAACCGTTCTTACTGTAGGTTGACTTACTGCCGTTATTGGAACATTGAACGAGTTCAGAGGAAAGTTATTCACATCCTCTAAAAATATCTCTTGTGTACTAGTCATGTAGATAGCAGACCCATCTTTATTTATATCTTCTACTATGTTGTTAAACTTTAGGCCTGGGTTTTCTTGCCTTTGACTATTTAATATGATAGTGATAGGGTCTCCATTCTTTCCAGAGTTTGACCAAGTATTATCTCTTTTTAATACTGGAACAGTTGATCCAAATCTGATAGATTGGCCGAATCTTGCCTGTAAAACAGTATCACCTTCAAAAGGTTGTATGTTTCTTACTTGTTGATTCTCTTGGAAAGTATACCCTAATGGAAGTGAAGATCCTGAAACAGCATTTCCAGAATAACCTTGAATATTACTATATTGATTCAGAAACTGAGCATACTCACTCATGTTCGGAAAGGCACCATGATTGGCACGATTCCATAGACTATAAGGAGGAAAATAGAAGTATTGTTGATTAGATACACGATCATTCAACTTTTCTGTTGGGCCTGCTATAATAAACACTATTTCGTTTACGACAGGGTACTGCCTAATAAAGTTAAACATTGGCCAAGCCGGCTCAGAAACTTCTCCAGACTTAGAGGTACCTAGAGTAGAGTATAGGAGTTCATATTTTATTTTTCCTATATCTATTGGGCTACCATAGTCAGGGTCACGTTCTTGTGTGGACCCTTTATATGGACCTAATACAATAGACTTAACCCTACCAATTTGAAAGTATTGGCCGATTGACCTACCTACTTTGGAGTCAAATTTATTACCAAAAATATATCCGTCTGCCATTACGCTTGAGGTAGTTGTTTAGGATCTTTGATCTTAATATTACTTACTTCAGAGAACAACTGCTCAATGTCCTTTTCTGTCAAGATGCTAGAATCTTCAGCACCTTCTTTCTTGGCTTCAGCCGAGGCTTTTTGGAAAAGTTGTAGGAGTTTCATCAAGACTTCGTCGTTCTTTAAGCTAGAGTCCATGAAGCCTTTAAGTAGAGGCACAATTACAATTGCATCACCTGGGGTCTCGATCATATCAGCAAGTCTCATGATCTCTTGCTTAATGGTAGAGTCTTGGTTTTTATGCTTATTATAAACCTCTTCGACTAGATCGGCTATCTTTTTGCCTTTAAATATCTCTTTTTCTAGTTCCATGACTTTTAGAATAAATATTAAAAGTCGTGGTTTTCAAGATAGTTGTCTAGGATGGTCTTATAGATGGTTTTTAGTTTCTTGATCACTTTGGTGATCGTATTAGACTGAGTGTCAGTCATTTCTTTGACATATATGAACACAGCTTTCTTGTTAAAGATGTCTATATTCTCTCTCTTCTTGAAGATCTCTAGGATTGCATCAGCGACTCGTATCTCCTCAGGTTTCTCGAATAGTTCAAAAAGGTTGTCGTCTACATGCTTGATAAAAAGCTCGACTATATCTAGCTTATCTAGCTCTGGTTCTGGCTCTTTTACTAGAATCGAATTGATTAGCGCTTCATCATCATGTTGTTCACCAATGTCAGCTTTAGACACTAGTTTCTTGTAGTTCTTTTGATTGTAGATGATTAAATACCTTTTGGCAATAGTTCCAAAGTAAGAGTAAGCCTTACCTTTAGACTGATCGTAAAGGTCTAGTTTTTGTAGTAAAAACGAGATTACTTCATACTTTAGATCTTCTATATTATCTACTTCTGTATAGTAGAACTTGAACGTATGGATAATGTTCTCTACTAGCTTATAGAAGCCGTAGTGGATCCTTTCGTTATATATTTTATTTCTTTTGGCTTGGTTAGGCGTATTCCTATACTCTAGAATAGCTTCTTCTGTCTCTAAGGTGAAGTAGTTGTTCTTAGTCTTAGGTTTACGTTTTCTAGGCTCACCTTTCTTGGTAAGGAGCACCTCTTCTTCTTTGTCTAAAATGTCGCCCATCTTATTCTTCTATAAAATCGTTAATAGAGCTTTGCATTTGTTTTACATTCTCCATTAAGCTCAAGAATTCTGGGTCGGATTGTACCCATAGTTTAGAATCAATTTGATTGGCGCATGTATTTATTTCTCTCATGCAGCTTTTTATGCCATCAATGAATAGTTGTTGGTTTACTACCATTTGTTCTAATTTTCTATTCTTTGTATATAGGTTGAAAATAATCCAGCCTATTACTGTTAATACCCATAAGGATATTGCTATTATTGTTGTTATCATATTATATATTTTTATTATTCGACTCTACTAGCCATTAGGTCAGCTTGATGTAAGATATGAACAATGTTTGATTTTAACTCTGTATCTTTATTATATGTTAAGAAGTACTGTTTATTTGCTTCTTCATATAGACCATCATGAAGCTTAATAGCTAGATATTCATTTTCTGTAACATCTATTCCTTTATTCTGAAGGTAAAACAAACTACGGTCTGCTATTCTCATGTGAGTTATCTTAGAATTATACTTATATAAAGCACCTTGTTTCTCAATATGCCACTGTGAATCGTTTGGAATATAGAAAGGTAGGTCTTTTGTTCCTAGTTTACCAAGATCATGGTTAATAGCTGAGAATACTAACTCTTCAGTTGTATAGTTCTTTTTTTGGCCAAACTTATCCCATACCTTTTCAAACACAAGACTTGCTTCTACCACCCTTACCACATGATCAACATACCCACCAGGAAAACAATTGTGATGATCTAACTTAGTCGAAGCCGGAGCCATAGCCAAAACTTCTTCTAACTCTTTATAGAACTCAATCAATTTATCTTTTCTATCACCAGTAATGTACTTATTAATCAGTTCATAGAACCTATTTAGATTCTGTTGAATCTGTTCAGCAGTCAATGCTTTCATAACTTATTTTTTATTTTTTATTGTTCAGACTCACTATTTACTAGTACTTCTATTTCTTGAATTTTAGCTCTCATTTTTTCTACATGAGCTCTTAGTTCATCAATAGTTCTACCGGTTGACAATAATGCATCTTGCCCATTAAGGAAGTTATTTAGTTCAAATATCTTTCTTAGGATTAATTGTTTGTATTTCATATTGTTAATTTATGATTTAATTATGTATTCCGCTAATTGATCTATAGAGTGAACTCCTATTTTTACTATTCCGTCTACTATATTCTCTTTTATTCCTATTTTATTGTAGTCTTCTGTAATATATAAGATGCTACTAATTTTGTCTTTTATATCTGTTACAACAACAATAGGATATCTGTCAACTCCGGAAAGTGTTTCAACTTCGTCACAAAACTCGGAGTCTCCATCACATGGGATGTACTTAAAAGAATTGTTTAGGATTGCTAGTTTATTTTTTAGTGCACCACATCTAGTACAACCTTTTAAAACTAAAATTGTTATTTTTGCCATAACTTTACTCTTCTATAAATTCATTATCTAATTCTTTCATTAATTCAATCCAAAACAACTTTTCTTCTTTTTCCATAGTGTCAAATGCAAATGACAAATATATGTATAAGGCTTCTAATTGTTCTTCTGTTATTTTATTTTCTTTTATTTCCATAAAAATATTTTTTATATAGGGTATTGTCCTATATAGAAGTTTTTCTTTGACTTTGTTTTTTGCCGTAGTTTATATTTAAAAGCCCTAAGCGGAGTAAACCGTCGGCTGTTGCCGATATTCTTTTAAACCTTCACTTTCAACTATCTTTATATACCTGAAGCATTTCTTAGTCTTAGCTCCTGGTAGCCGTTCTAGTTAGTCACTCTAAAACTCACTCATGGAATCTCACCAAGCTATGGTATAGATCTTGACTTAACACGGCGTTAGTTACAACTAATATACAACATTTATTTGAAACAGAAAAATTTATTTATAAATATTTTTTTTTCTCGTTTTTTTGTCTTATATTAGCAAAATGAATAAAGAGTTACTTGTTTTAGGATTGTTGGAGAATGTACTAGGTAAAGGGAAAGGCTCTAAAACCACTATGGACTATGCCTTTTACTGCCCAATCTGTAAACACCACAATCCAAAACTCATTATCAATATTAAGACCGGTCAATACAATTGTTGGACCTGCCACCCAGCTACTAAAGGTAAAACACCTGTTTCACTTTTCAAGAAGATTGAAGCTCCAACAGAGAAGATGATCGAGATGAAAGGCTACTTTCAAGGTGATAATACTAAGATTGATACCACTAAATCTAATAAAGTAACCCTACCAGAAGATTTTATTTCTCTAAGTAACCCAGACAAGTCACTAGAAGCAAGACATGCTTTAGCCTATTTAAAGAAGAGAAAGATAGGTATTCAAGACGTACAAAAGTATAACATTGGCTATTGTAAGAAAGGAAGGTATCGTAACAAGATAGTGGTGCCATCATACGATCATAATGGTAATATCAACTATTTTGTAGCCAGATCATTTGAGAAAGATCCGTTTCAGAAGATAGATGCACCTAGTTGTAATAAGAACGAGTTGATTGGCCTGGAGTTCTTTGTAAACTGGTCAGTTCCTGTTATATTATGTGAAGGAATCTTTGACGCTATAGCAATTAAACGCAACGCTATTCCATTATTTGGTAAGACTATTCCTAAGTCACTCATGATGAAACTTGTAGAGTCTGAAGTAAAAACAGTATATTTAGCATTAGACAAAGACGCTCTTAAAGAAGCGTTAGATTATTCACAAACTCTTCTCAACCACGGGAAAGAGGTTTATCTCATTGAGCTAGAAGGGAAAGATCCCTCTGATCTTGGCTTTGAACACATGACAAAAATACTACATCAAGCAAAGCCTCTTTCGTTTAGTGACCTTCTGCTCAAGAAAATACAATTAATATGATTGAAAAATCGAAGAACGTTTATCGAGACAAGTTATTGAAGCGTCTTGTTGAAACAGACCCTGAACTAAGACAGATTACTCTTCATGATGCTAGGTACTATCAAAGGTCTCCTGGTGTTTTTTATCCTTCTGTTACTACAATCTTAGGCTATTTTCCAAAAGGCGCTTTCTTTGAAACATGGTTGAAAGACACTGGGCATAACTCTGATATTATTATGAGGCGTGCTGGTGATGAAGGGACTCAAGTTCATGAAGCTGTAGAGAAGTTCTTAAAAGGTGAAGAGATTCGTTGGATTGAAAGTGATGGCCGAGTTAACTATCATACTCACGTATGGAAAATGATCCTATCTTTTGTTGACTTTTGGACAACTTATAAGCCAACACTACTTTTATCTGAGGAGTTTATGTTTTCAGATGAGCACAAGTACTCTGGCACTTTAGACCTACTTGTTGAGATTAATGGTGAGAAGTGGCTACTAGACATTAAAACCTCTAACAGTATACATGACAGTTACTTCTTACAAATGTCTGCGTACACCAAGGCCTATCAAGAGAGGTACTTGCAAACTGTAGATCATAATGCTATTATCTGGCTAAAGTCCAGTAAACGTGGCCCAGACAAGACTGGTAAGAAAATGCAAGGTGCTGGCTGGGAGATCATTGAAGGCAAGAAGTCGGTCGATGAATACTTCCAAATGTTCTTACATACCTACGAAACCTACAAGATCATGCACCCAGAAGTAGATATTGAGTTGACCACTCTTCCAAACACGGTTAAACTAGGTCAGTAAATATTTATAGTAGTATGATTAAGCTACTAGATTTGCTAATTGAAGCCAAAGGCCAGAAGAAGGCTATTGTAATGGCAGGTGGAGCCGGTGTAGGTAAATCCACTTTTGTCAAGAAGATCAGACCAGACCTACAAAAGAATGGCTGGATTGAGCTGAACGCTGACAAATATGTAGAAGACCCTGAGTCTGACATGTTTAACAACTTGGCCAAGGCATCTGTTAAAATAGATAAAGTAGACCTTCCTGAGACCGTTAAGTCTGGGAAGAACTTTTTATACGACACTACTGCAAGTAATGTACAGAGAGTCACTTCTATCAAAGATAGTGGCTATGACGTTATGATGGTCATGATCTATACTAACCCAATCGTTAGCTTCTCTCGTAACTTTAAGCGTGAACGTAAAGTGCCAACTGTAGGAGTCCTATCTAGTTGGAATAACATATATAAGAACATTGACACCTATAAAAAGACGTTTGGTAACAACTTCTATTTAGTTCAAACTAGCATGACTCCTGAAGAAGAGTCAATGGTAAAAGAGTTTGAGAAGGCGTTTAAGCAAGGTAAACTGAAAGAGTTCTTTGAGAGCTTACTATCTTCAGGCCAGTTCAAGTCAACATTTAGAAAGGACCCGACTAAACAGAAGAGCCCAGAAGAGATTGCAAAGTCAAAAGCAGTAGTAGACAAGCAGATCGACATACTAGCAGGTCAATTCGACAAGATAGAGAAAGATGTTGAGAGAGTTAAGCCTGTGAACATGGACCAAGCAGCAGCAAAAGCAAAACAGTTTATTTCAAAATGATCAACATAGACCATATAGGACGCCAGATTGCAGAAGACATTTTAAAAGAAGCTTCTCCAGATGTAGGCCCATGTTTTTATCCTGGCAAGTTCAAACCACCACATAAAGGCCACTTTGAAGCAGCCAAGTATCTTGCTTCTAAACCATATATTAATAAGGTCTATGTGATCATATCTAGAGTCACCAAGTTTGGTATTACTCCAGAAGATTCACTTTATATATGGAAAGAATATTTGAAAGCGGAGCCTAATCCTAAAATTAGCGTTTCTATTTCAAAAGAGTCAACTCCTATCAAAGACATTTTTACTTTCATGGATCAAAACCCAGAAGTAGATCCTATTTATGTGGCCGGAGCCGGAGAAGAAGTAGAAGGCCTAGGTTACTTTGATGCATTACAGAAAAGGTTTCCTGACCGTGTAAGAAAAGAAGTGGTGCCTGACCAGTTTGAAAGAATATCTGCTACTCAGATGCGTGATGCTGTTAAGACAGGTAATGTAAAAGAGTTCGAGAAGTTTATTCCAGACGCAGCATATAACAAAGGAGTCACCAAAGATGTATTTGGTAGACTATTGAAAATAATGAAATGACAGATCAACAGAAGATATTAACCATTGAGAACTTTGTTGAGTTTGCTGTAAGAAGACTTGATATTAATAAAGCTCCTGAATTAAAGTTTGTTAAAGACAGAAATTGGGCGGTAGACCGTCATAGCTTTGGTCAGTACAACCCTAATGATAATACACTGACTGTTTATATCAATAATAGAAACATGGCTGATGTGCTTAGAACACTTGGCCATGAATTAGTTCATCACAGACAAAATGAACTAGGAAAAATAAAAAATGGTTCTGGTAAAACTGGCTCTGATATTGAGAACGAAGCAAATGCATTAGCTGGAGTGTTAATGCGTGATTATGGTCGTATCAATGACACTATTTATGAGGCAGTTATTCCTTCACTAAAACAAATATATGAGGCAGAAAAGTCTGGCCGCATTCAGATCTATTGTGATATGGACGGTGTGTTATGTGACTTCGACAGTAGGTTTGAACACTACTACGGTGTATCACCTAGAGAGTACGCTAGCGAGAAAGGTCAAAAGGCTATGGAAGAAGCCGTCGACAAAGTAGGTGTAGTATATTGGTCAAAGATGCCATGGTTAGAAGGAGGACAACAATTGTGGAACAAGATATCGAAGTACAACCCAAAGATATTAACTAGTCCAGGCAAGTTCATTCATGCTAGAGAAGGTAAGTTAATCTGGATCAAAGAGAACTTGAACCCACAGCCACAAGATATTATGTTCGCTAATACTGGAAAGAAGTTTGAAGCGATCAAGGATAAAACACCTCAAGAGATTAGGAGCTCGATGTTGATAGACGATTATTATCCAAACCTTGCTCCATGGAAAGAGATTGGAGGTATTGCTATCATGTATAAATCTTATGATCAAGTAAGTGCAATACTAGATAAGTTTAGATTAACAGAAGACAAACTTTCTTATAATATTATTTCATCAGAACAATTTAATAAAATATATGTTGAAGATAGTTTAAAAAAAGCTTACTTTGGAAATAAATATAAAAAAAATATTGTGACTGATATTGAACAATATGGCAAAGGTGATTATTGGTGTGTTAGTGAAAATTGTATAGAACACTATAGGGAAAATCCAAACTATATAGATGAAGATGAAACAATTTTACCAACAGGACTAAAAATAGCTGTAGGCAATCAAGATACTTTTGATAAATATGAAAAAGAAATTAAATTAAAAGCAGATGGATTTTATGATCCACAATTTGATACATATGGTTTAGTTTTGTTTAAAAAATATAAATAAGTTGTATGATACCTAATGAGTCAACACTCAAGAAAGAGTTTTCGAAACGTGATGTTCAAAGAATGCGTAACCTTATAACCGGTAAATCTGGTGATAAAACACAGATTCAAGTAGGCTACGAAAAAATCCAACAAGATCATAAAGAAGGTGATGTTTGGGAAGAAGATGGAAAAAAGTGGACCATTAAAAATAGTGTAAAACAGTCTATCACTAAGCTAGACAAGTTTAAACATTTGGTAAGTCTTCCTTTAACTTGCCCATGTTGCAAGAAGCCAATGAAGACAAATGATCTCAACAAGAAGATGTATTCTATACACCAGATGTGTCTAGACTGTGTGATTGATATGGAGGCTAAGCTAAAAGTACAAGGCACATTTGATGACTACCAAAAGAACATTATTAACTCTAACAAGAATGCTAGCCTAGAGGATTTTGAAAGAGCTCTAGAATCGTGGCTTGAAGAGAAAGACACCTTTGTTTCTGAACAAGGTGATATAGAAAACTGGTCTGGTGGTGATAAAACAGCTATCTATCAAGAGCTTAAAGCCAAGATAGATGAATGGAAGAAGGTTGATATTTATTAGTAAATCGTTAGAGTATATGCCAGCAACTTCTAAACAACAACAAAAATTGATGGGGCTTGTTCACGCCCTTCAAAAAGGGACTGTTAAACCAGGTCAAGCATCAGCCAAAGCAAGAGAGATGGCCAAGACAATGAAACCATCCGATGTAAAAGACTTTGCAGCCACTAAACATAAAGGGCTTCCTAAGAAGGCCAAGAAAGAAGAAGGACTCGAGATTCCTGAGATGTATCTTGTTCGTAAGCCTAATACAACCATGAAAGAAGCAGATCTAGTGATGAAGGTAAACCCACTAGAAGGAATTCAACCACTTAATGTTGAAATGAATGATGTACTTTCAGTGCACGCTACTTCAGAAGATGCTCAAGAAATTGCAGCTGAAGCCTACAAAAAATGCATGGAAGAAGCTTTCCAGCTTGAAGAGAAAAAAGGAAAAGTAGGTGACAAACTTAAAAAGGCTATCGACCACCTAGAGAAGAAAAGAAAAGAGCACATGGATATGGCTAAAGAAGATCCTAAACAAGCTTCTAAGCATAAAGAGCACATCGCTAAACTAGCTACACAGATCGATGATCTTATGACTAAGATGGAAAAGATCGAGAAGAGCAAAAAAGAGATTAAAAAAGACGAAGAGAAAAAAGATAAGTAATGGAAGCTACAGGACTATTCTTAGGTACATTAATGCAGAGTCGTAATCAAGCTCACATTTACCACCTTCAGGTGCAAGGTATGGGTTCTTTTGCAGCTCACAAAGCTCTTCAAGAATACTATGAAGGAATTGTGCCTCTACTTGACACGATAGCAGAA